CGCGGCGCGCTGATCCGGATCGGCGATGATCACCATGCCGCCCTCCGCGATCACGCCGCCGTATTCCTTGACCATCTTCTCCTCTTCTTCCGTCATGAAGTCCAGCTGCTCTTTCAGCATGTTCTTCATGTGGAACAGGTTCAGCGCGTCGTGCCCCTTGATCTTCTGCCGGATCCGGTTGATCGTGCCGATCGCCGTCACGGCCTTGCCCAGTGTCGTCTTGATGGTTTCCATTGTTTTTGCCTCCTTTTTTATTTCAACATCAGAACGATGTTGTCCAGCTGTAGGTATAGCCTCCGGCTGTGCAGTAGATGGTATAGAGATTCCCTGTCCCCAGCGGTGTCTTTGACCAGCTTGCGCTCTGCGGCATGGATACCTCGGCTGTCTTCTGGTTGGTCAGGTAGATCGTTGCCGTACCGCCTGACCAATTCCCAACGCTTGATACTTCCACGCTGTTGATTGGGGAGGAACAATCCACCGTTGTTGCCTTGATGTTTCCGTTCGACAGATTGACATTCAGGTTGTAAACCGCTCCCGTCACTTTGCTTCCCAGCGTTGCGCCTGTTGCACTTACGCTGGCAGCGCCCGCATTGTATTCGCTGGTCGCGTCAATAATGAATCCTGTGATCGGATTCCCGCCGACCTCATACATCTGTATGCCTGCTTTATGGGAAGCGTTAAACGTGTCAATCGTTTCGCCGCCTGACGGGATGATCTTCAGGAAACCGACCTCTGTGCTCTTCGTTTGTCCGTTTGTAGCGGTTACCGTGTACGTTCTGCCGCTCCATGCTCCGGAAAGCGTTACTGAAGCGGCATTACTAAAATTTACAGACAGGTCTCCGTTGCTGGTGCCCAGCGTCAGCGTCGTTGTGCCTCCGCTTGTCGTCGCCGACAGCGTTTTGACCGTTCGGTAGTTCAGTTTCCACAGGCCGCCTGTGTTCAGGTTGAACTCTGACGTCTGGCCCTGTTCGTTGACGATCATCAGCTTCGACAGCGTGACCTCTCCGTTCTTCTTCACCCGGAAGAATGAATCCGCTGCCGCGGCTGCTCCTGCCCATAATACATACTGGTTGCTGGCGGCGTCTGACTTGATGCCGAAATCGCCCGTTGTAACCCGGAAGTTTCCGCCACTGGCAATATGTACATACTGACTTCCGCTGATGTCCACGCCCGCCGCCGTGATCGTGATCCCGCTGATGAGCCCGTACGCGTGGCTGCCGACATACGCGGCGATCTCCTCCGCGGTCTGCGTGATTGTGGAATAGTTCGCCAGCTGTCCGTCCGCGTAGTTTTTCGCCGCGCTGTAGATCATATCCGCGGTCTGGTACTGCTCCGTCTGCGCGATGTAGGATGACCCCAGGCCTACCTGATCCACCTGGTTCGCGTTCCATCCGCCGGCGGAGTGGTTCACCTTGAACTTGTAGATATTCCCGGCGTACACAACCAGCGATCCCTTCGTGTATGCCGTCGAAGTGCTGAATACCGGGATATTGTCCACACCGGCGATCGAGTAGTTCACGATCGCGTCCGCGGTAATTAATTGGCCGGACTTCGCGATGCTCGCGTTCTTCGCGGTCACCGCGGCGGCGTCCGCCAGGTCGCTTGCTTCGTCCAGGATGTCCTGCACACTCGCATACGTCGGCGACTTTGCCAGGTACCCGTTCGCCATCAGCTCGCTGGATTGCCTGGTTGCTTCCGTAAGGATATCGGTCGCTGTCTGCAGCGATGTTGTCTGTGTTACATACAGCCCACCAGCCTCCGCCGCCGCCTGTGCCACCGCCGCGCTGTAGATCTCGTCCGCGGTCTGGTACTGCTGCGTCTTGCTGATCTTGCCGCCCTCCGCGGTGGTCGCCCGCTGCACCTCCTGCGTGATCCGATCGTTCGCCACCGTCAGCTGCGCGCTCAGGCTGATCGTCTCGCCCTGCAGCGTCGCCGTGGTTTCCGCCAGGATCGTGACCGCCGTGGACGTCTCCGTGATGGCCGTCCGCTGGTCGATCTGTTCCGCCCGGTCGCTGGTCAGAATCCACTTTTCTCCGTCCCATACGTAGGTTTCGTCGCCGATGAAGTCCTTCCACGCGTCGAAGGTGTTGTATACTTCCTGCCAGCTTGCGTAGTTGTCATAGATCGCTTCCCATGTGTCCGTGCCTTCCGGGTTCTTGATCCAGATGTCGCCCAGCGTCACCGTGTGCACCGTCCTCGGATCGTCGTACATCACATAGGTCGATGCTTTGGTGTTCACCGCGCTGACGGCCGCCTCAATCTGCTGCGCCTGGATCTCCAGCGTCGCCGCGAAGGTCGTGATCTCTCCGGAGAGCCGGTCCACTTCCGTCTTCGTGGCCGTCAGTGAAATCAGGTACGAAAGCTGCTGTATTTCCGTCTCCAGCGTGCTGCTGATGTTTGCGTCGTACAGCTCCTGCCACCCCTGGCCGTCCCAGACAAACACCTTCGGGATGGATCCGATCACCTGCCAGGCGTCGAAGGTGTTGTAGATCTCCTGCCATGTGGCGTAATCGTTGTAGATGTCCTCCCATGTGCCGCTCGGCAGCGTCTGCACCCACATGTCGCCGCTGACCAGTTCTGCATGGTTCGGCTCTTCCGGCTGCATGTACACCGTGCCGTAGCCCAGGGAGGAGATCCGGCTGTCCAGGCCCGCGATCGTCTGCGTGATCGTGCTGCTGCTGGCCCAGTTGCCGATGGTCGACTGAATGTAGGTGTTGCTGCTGATGTCCTGTACCATCAGCTTGCCGATGAACGCGTCCCGCGCCCACAGCTCGTCCACGTCAATCCGGCTCGCCGTGATCTTGTCGATCAGGGCGCTGATGCCCTTCATGTTCGTGGCGGCCAGGTCGCCCACCAGCAGGTCCGTCTCAATGATCGCCGCGTGGCCGTTGCTGGTCTCGCCCGCCGCGATCTCCGCGGCCGTCAGCGTGACCTCCGTCGGCGATACGCTGCCGTCCGCCGCCACGTCAAGCCTGTAATACTTGTTGTCGGACGCCTTGATCACCAGCTCGCCGATGGTCGCGTAGACCATCTGCGCGTTCCGCACCTGCAGCTTGTCGATGAAATACGCGTCTGTCACCGCGTCCCGCGCGATCAGGTTCTGGACGCTCGCGTCCTTGATGTTTGCGAAACTGATGTCCGCGTTGGCGATCATGCCGTTCGTGATCGTCGCCGTGCCCAGCTTCGCGTTGATGGCGTTGATGTCGTTCGCGTCAATCTTGCCCGCGGTGATCGCGTTCGCTTCGATGTCCTCCGCGGTGATCTTCCCGGCCGCGATGATCGCGGACCGGATGGACGACGCCACAATGTCGTCCGCCGTGATCTTTCCGGCGGAAATGATTGCCGACCGGATGGATGACGCCACAATGTCCTCCGCGGCGATCTTCCCGGCTGCGAGGATGCCCGCCCGGACCGATGCCGCGTTGATCTCCTGCGCCGTGATCGTGTTTGCCGCGATCTTGTTCGCCGTCACCGCGTTCGCGGACAGCTGCTCCGTCTGGATGCTCTGGCTGGCGATCAGCTCCGCCGTGATGCTGTTCGCCTCAATCTCCCGCGCTGTGATGGAGTTTGCCATGATCGCGGAGCTGCCGACGCTGTTGTTCGCGATCGCCCGCGCCGTGACGCTTCCGTTTTGGAGGCTGTACCCGGCCACCGTGGCCTTTTCCTTGTTCGGGCCGAAGGTCGTGCTCTTGTACTTCTCCAGCATCGGGTCCCACCGGTACCCGGTCATCCGGATCAGCTCGCTGATGCCCAGCGGTCCGTTCGCCACCTCCACCCAGTCGCCCGGCGCGGCGTTCTCCAGCGCCGTGTACTGTGCGTACTCCACCGTGTCCGGCATGTACACCCAGTCCAGCTCCAGGTTGACCTCCGCCTGGTCGCACTTGTCAATGTTGAACCGGTTGTAACACTGGTTCCGCATCTCCAGCCAGACGTCTTCCTGCGTCAGCGTGGTTTCCGTGCCGTCGCTGTTCTTGACCGTGTCGCCGACCTTCAGCTTCGTGTCCAGCACTTCCGGCCGGATGAACGGAATCGTCCGCGCCGTGTCAATATATTTCTCCGGCAGCATCAGCGTGCTGCCGTCCTCGTTCTTCGCGATGGGATAGATCCGCGTCACGATGTCCCCGACGTTGCCGGTCCACTTGACGCTCTTCATGTTCGCGCCGTATCGGACCGCGTATTTCGGCGCCGGCGTGCCCTGCTCAAGCAGGAACACGTCCAGGTCGTCCCGGATCATCCACCCGTCCGTCAGGCCCAGCAGGCCGTTTTTCGGATCCAGGATCGCCGCCTGCGCGTTCTTCCAGCTCCAGTCCGCCGTGACCTCCAGCCCCGTGATATTCGTGTACAGGTTCCCCGCGTATTCCTCCTGCATCGCGCCCTGGATGAACAGCAGCGCCGTCGCCGGCGTCACGTTCGCCACGTTGCAGTCGCCCAGGATCGTCCGCCCCAGCTGATAGCTGACGTGCTCCGCCGTGATCCGGATCGCCTGGTTGTTCTGCTCCTTCCGGATCTCCGTGATCGTGAAGTTCTGCTTCGCGATCGTCCGCGCCGGCACGGTGCGCTGTTCCGTCTCGCCCGTGGCCTGCAGGTCCGCCAGCTTGATATATCCCTGTTTTCCGTCCAGCGTGGCGGCCTCAATGTATTCGCTGTTGAAGTCCGCCGTCTTCATCACCAGGTCGCCCTGGTCGAGCTCCGCCGCGACCTTGCCGGGCGTTCCGATTGTGCTGGGAATCTGCTGCCAGTATTCCGGATAGTTGTCCGGCGGATGGTTGTATGCCGGAGGATCTCCGACCTCGCCAGGATCCAGCGCGATCATCTGGTAATTCTTGCCGTTGTACGTGACCTTGTTCCCAACAGCGTAGATCACGCTGCTCCGGTTCGCGCACCACGCCCGGTACCACACGTTCTGCAGCGTCGGCACCTCGCTGTAGACCATTGTGCCCTCCGCGTTGATCACCTGGTAATAGCTGACCGTCCCCAGCTCGACCGCCGCCACGTTCTGCGTCGGCACCGTGGCCCGCAGGATCTGGCCGTAGTCAAAACTGGTGTATTCGCTCTTCGCCGGGATCACGATCTCCAGGTCGTACTGTCCGTTATCCTGAAACGTGACCGTCGATTCCGTCGGGCGCAGACTGATGCCGTTCTTGCTGAAGTCCGTCGTGCCCTTTGCGTACAGTTGAATCACGTTTCCTCACCTCGTTATAAGTATCTCCATCTGCCCTGAATCGTCAGCTTTGTGACGTCCCCGATGAACTGCACCGCACTCTCGCCGGTCGGAATCGTCGGGAACACACCGGTGTAAACACCCATCTGCGGCGCCCCTGAGGAGTTCATCACCCACTCCAGGTCGCTGTCGATCTTCCACCCGCTCGCCGCGCCGGTGATGCTCAGGCTTTTCTCCCCGATCCGCACCGTCACGTCTCCGCTGCCGGTGATTGTGATCAGCGGCCGGCTCTCCACATCACCCGGATTTGTGATCGTCGCCCCGCTGGTGGTGATCTCCACCGCGGCCTCGCTGGTCTTTTCCTTCAGCGGCTCGCAGTAGAACTGGACGTCGCCCTCCCAGTATGTGCTGTTCCTTGAGTGCTTCGTGAACGTCACGCTGTTGATCACCCGCGCCCGCTGCTTCAGGTCGCTCTGTCCGCTGAAGGTGACGTATCCGTCGCCACGCAGCCAGGCCTCCGCGGTCCGCAGGTTTGCCTCGCTGTCGATGATCATCGGGATCGTCTGGATGTAGCTGTTGTAGATGTCCGTCCCTTCGGTCTGCGTCAGCTCGCCTGCGCGGCCGGGGATCACCACATGCGTGACCCGCTCCTCCGGCCGCTGCACTGGCGGCATACCCTGCAGGCGGATTCCCATTGTGGTGCATCTCACACCGTTCCATTCAAACCAGTATTTCATGCCCCTCCGCCTCCTCAGCTGCCGTATCCGCTGCGCTGCCTGCGGTTGTGCCGGTCAATGGAATCGCACAGCGCCTCAATGTCCTGCCCGTTGTTCAGGTTCACGTTTCCGAAGTAGTTATTGCTGTTGTATGTGTAAGATTTGTTTTCGCTTGCCGTCAGCACCCGCTCGCCCTTGTGGAGAAGCGCAAGTTCGGTCTGCGGGACGTATGGTGTCCCGTTCGCGTACGCCGCCAGGTAGCTGTACTTCCCGCCGCCCGCGCCGGCTCCGCCAACCGTGCTGACATAAACATGCGCCGGCAGTTGCACTACACCGATCTGCGACGCGATGCTTTCCGCCGCGTCTTCCGATACCACAGGCTCCGCGGTGAAGTCGAACGGCTCCTCGTTCAGCATCCGTTCAAGGTCCTGGCGGATCAGTTCCTCGTTCTCGTCCAGGCCGCCTTCGTCGCCTGTACCGAACGCAAACCCGCCGGTCAGCGCCTGCAGCACTCCCCTGAACAGCACATTGTTTTTCCAGTCCTCCACGAATGTGCTGGCGTTCTGTTTGATGCCCTCCAGCGTCTGCTCCGGTGTTTCCGTGCCCATGAGCCAGTGACCGATGGTGCTGTTGTATGTGAACCAGTCGCCGATTACCGGCAGTGCGCTCTGCAGTACAGGGTTCCCTAAGTAGTTCGTAACGGCCTGGCTGGCTGTGGTCATCGCTTTGGACAACCATGAAGCCGCTCCGTCTGCTCCGGATCCTCCGATCCCAGCCAGGTCTTTCAGCCCGTTGATCACCTTCAGGATCGTCCCGACTCCCTCGCTGACCTGCAGCGTCGCCCAGAATCCGAAAATGCCCTCCAGGGCCGTCACCACTGTGTCCTTGTTTTCAACGATCCAGTTCAGCACGTTCATGACCTTGTCAAATGCGTCCTTGAACCCGTTGACAACGTCCTCCGCGTTGATGTTCTTCATCCCGGAGAACAGCTCCGAAACGGAATCGCCCAGGCTTTTGAGCATCTCCTTGCCTTCCGGAGTCTCAAGATATTCCAGCACGCTTTCCAGCAGTCCGTTCAGCGCGTTCGCTGCGTCCGTCAGCGCCGGCGCCATCTGCGCCCAGATTTCGTTGCTCAGCGTCTGAAAATTCCCCTTCAGCTCAGACACTTTGTCGTTCAGTTCAGCCAGCGCGTTGACTTCCTCCTCGCTGTTGATCTTCGTGTTTTCCAGCGCCTCGTTGTATTCCTCGACGCTTTTGTACTTGTCAAACAGCGGCACCAGTTCGCGCCAGCTCCTGCCGAACAGGGCCTGTGCCATGTCTTCCTGCGCGTTCGGGTCGTCCTTCATCGCCAGGATCTTCTGCCCGGCCTCCCAGAACACTTCCATCGTGTCCCGGACCTGCGTCACGTCTCCGTACTTCCCGGCGCCGATTGTTTCATCCCAGGCGACCCCCAGCTCCTGCAGCGCCTCAATGGCCGCTTTGCTTTCTGATCCGATGCCCTTCTTCAGTTTCTGCTGGCTTTTCAGCATGGCCTCGACCGTCGTGTCCATGCCGTTCGTGACCAGCTTCTGCATCCGCTGATAGGTTTCGACGTCAATCCCGAACATCAGCGCCTGCGTGGCCGTATCGTCCGCCCACTTTGCGCTGTCCATGATGCTGTTCCAGATCGTCTCGCCCAGCTGCACGGCCTTCTGAGCCGCTCTCTCCAGCCCGCTCGTGATGCTGTGTATCCCGCTGATCACCTGGTCCAGGCTGATCTTCTTCCCGATGCCGTTGACGCTCGTCGCCAGCGCGTTCGCGCTCGACGCCGCCTGCTGCTGACTCCCGTCCAGCGCGTTCAGCGCGGCCTGCGCCTCGTTCATGCCGGTCTGAGCCTTCAGCAGTTCCTGCGCCATGCGCTGATAGGAAACACTTGCCGGATCGACGCCAGCGCTTGTCATTTCCTTAAGCGCCTGTTCGGCCTGGGTGGCGATCCTCTTTTGAGCGTCCATCTGCTTGTTCAGCGTCTGGGTCTTCTGGCTCATCGCCTCTTCAGCGTTCCCTGTGGCCTTAAACGTGGCGTCGATCATCTTCATCTGCTGATCGAGCGTTTTCACTTCCGCCTTCGCGGCATTGATACCACTGTTAAAACTGCTCAGGTCAACGCCAAGTTTCGCATTGACTGCCATCTGCTCACATCCTTACACCTGTCATCTGGTCATAGTCCCGCCGATACATATAAAGCGTGATGATCTCTCCCGGCCTCATCCGGTTGATCTCCTCACGCCTCAGTCCTGCGATCAAACCATAGGAAACCACCCGCAGGAAGGTCAGTTCCCTGGCTGTTTTTTTGCGTTCTCTTCCTCAAGCCCTTCGTCCACCGGCCCGTTCTCTTCTTCCTTCCGGGTGCTTTCGATCTTGTTTCCCTCCGTCAGCACCGCGATCAGCGCGATCACATAGACCATGATCATGCCTGGCTTGATGTGCCGCAGGACCCACTTGTCCGTCAGGTCCGGCTCCTGTCCTTCCTCTTCCAGGCCCGCGTTCCCCAGGATCCTGATCAGCGTCCCCAGCTTTTTCGTCTTTTCCGCGTCCGTAATAACGCCGAAGCGGACCTGGCTGTCATCGTCCTCTTCATCCTTCTTGATGCCGAACACCACGTCGTTCAGCTGGAACGCCGTGCAGCCGATCTCGTCCTGTATGGAGATCAGCTCCATCGTCGAATAAAAAAGCGGGATCTCCCGCCCGCCGATCCTGATTGTCGGCAGCTTTGCTTCCTTCATGTTCTGCTTCCTTTCTGATACACAAAATCAGGGACCCGGATCGCTCCGGGCCCCCGTGTTCACCGTCAGGTGCCGCTGACGTTCAGCATCGTGTTCAGCCAGGCCTTCGCCGCGCTGATCGAGCTGAAGGTCTTGTGCAGCTCAAATCGCAGTTTGTCGGTGCCATCCACATACAGTCCGGCGGCGTTGCCGTTCAGCGTGGGCGTTCCCCAGCTGATGGAGCCTTCCTTCGTGTTCGTGGCCATGCTCTGCTCCTGGAACTTCACCTTCAGGGTGATCCAGGCTTCAAAGCTCTTGACGCCGTTCAGGCGCATCTTCCGGATATACCCGAAGCCGCCCCAGGGCGTCTCGTTGTCGCTGACCCACTGGCCGGAGACGCCGGACGTGCCGTAGTCTTCCTCGCCCAGCAGGAGCTTCCTGTCCGCGTCGCTCAGGCCGGTCGGCTCGAAGCTGATGCTCAGGCTGGTCAGGCCGTTGTCATCGTCCACGATCCGGTCGTCGCCGTACAGCGGATTGTCGTTGTAGGTCCGGGTGATCGTCGCGTTCCGCGCTTCCTGAATCACCACGCCGGTGCCGTAGGTCGGCATGGATCCGTCAGTATGCGTGGTCAGCGGCGCGAACACCGGGTACATCATACCCACATTGGGATTCGCCATAGTTTTCTACCTCCGTTTGTAAAAGTTAATCCAGGCTCAGTTCGTCGAGCCTGGATTCGATACCGCTCTCAATGGCTGCGGTCGCCGCGCCTTTTGATTTGGAAAAAGCCTTCCGCAGGAACGGTTGTTTCACCATAAAACTCGTTCCGCTGTTGATGGAGTTTGCGATCAGCGGGACCGGTTTCATACTCTGGCCGGTCCCCTGGCTCGCGTGGACCATTTTCC